CAATGGCTTACATCGCAAGAGTGAGTAATCCAAAAAATCAGGAAAATGAAGACTATTCGAAATTATTGAGTTATTGCATTAAAAATGAACATTGGAGTGTTTTTGAACAGTCATTTATGACCTTACAAATAGAAACTAACAGAGGCATAGCTGCCCAAATTTTAAGACATAGATCATTTACTTTCCAAGAATTTTCACAGAGATATGCTGACAGTTCTATGCTGTCAACTAAAGTTCCTATGTTTGATCTACGTCGTCAAGATGATAAGAATAGACAGAATAGTATTGATGATGTTGATGATTTTACTAAACAAGAACTTGAGATTGCGGTTAACCGTTACTTTTCTGAAGGAATGGATCTGTATCAACAGATGTTGAGAGTAGGAATTGCAAAAGAGTGTGCTAGAATGGTGCTACCTTTAGCAACACCTACCAGAATTTACATGACGGGATCATGTCGTTCTTGGATCCACTATATAGATCTACGTAGTGCTCATGGCACTCAAAAAGAACACATGGACATCGCTAACGATGCAAAGCGTGTATTCTGTGAACAATTTCCTATTTGTGCCGAAGCTTTGGAGTGGAACTAATGCCAACATATCCTGTAAAAAATTTAAAAACTGAAGAGAAGAAAGAACTCTCCATGACCATGAAAGAATATGAGCAGTGGAGAAAAGACAATCCCGATTGGGATAAAGATTGGCAAGCGGGATGTGCTTCCGCTGGTGAGGTAGGAGAGTGGAGAGATAAGATGGCAACCACACATCCTGGTTGGGCAGACATTATGAAGAATAAAGTTCTCCCCAAAGCAGAATATGTAAACAACAAAACTATCACTGAAAAATACAGATACTAATATGCCAGTAAAAAAGAAAACTAAATCGCCTGGTCAAGGTATGACTGCGAAGCAAATGAAGCGTCGCAAACCTATCAGTGCAGACTACATGATTCCTATTGAACCTCTTACCGATAATCAAAAGGTAATGTTTGATGCATGGGATGAAGGTAAGATGGTTTATGCTTATGGTGTTGCAGGTACAGGTAAAACTTTTGTAGCTCTGTACAAAGCACTCAAGGAAGTGTTAGATGATTACTCACCATACGAGAAGATCTATATTGTTAGATCACTAGTCGCAACTAGAGAGATTGGTTTCCTACCTGGCGACCATGAAGACAAATCATCCTTGTATCAGATTCCATATAAGAATATGGTACAGGCAATGTTTGAAATGCCTGATGACAATTCATATGAAATGTTGTATGATAATCTTAAGGCACAAGAAACTATTTCGTTCTGGTCTACTAGTTTTATTCGTGGAACCACATTAGATAATTCTATTGTTATAATTGATGAGTGTCAGAACTTAAACTTCCATGAGTTAGATAGTATTATCACTCGTGTAGGACAAGACAGTAAAATTATATTCTGTGGTGATGCTGCACAAACTGATCTACAAAAGATTAGTGAACGTACAGGCATCATTGATTTCCAACGTATCTTACAAGAGATGCCTGAGTTTCAACTCATTGAGTTTGGTATAGATGATATCGTTAGGTCTGGTCTTGTTAAGTCTTATCTTATTAACAAAATCAATCTGGGTTTATGAAACTCTTTAATCACGTAGGTGGCATAGATCCCATTGAGATGTCTGCAGAGATGGTTAATGGGAAGCGTATGTACTTGACACCTGAGGGATACAAGTTTCCATCTGTCACCACAGTGATTAGTAACAATGCTAAAAAGAAAGCAAACATTGCACGTTGGCGTGCTAGAGTAGGAGAGGAAAAAGCAAATGCTAAAACCACTCGTGCTACAGGTCGCGGCACAAAGTATCACTCTATTGCAGAGGATTATTTTAACAACGAATTAGACCTAAAAAAGTACAAGAAGTACCCACTTCCTGTGCTCATGTTCCACCATTCTAGGGATACTCTAGACCGTATAAATAATATCATATTACAGGAAGCTGCGCTCTACTCCAAGCATTTAGAATTGGCAGGTCGCGTTGATTGTATCGCTGAGTTTGATGGAGTGCTGTCCATTATTGATTTCAAGACAGCAGAACATCCTAAGCGTGAAGAATACTTATATGACTACTTCGTTCAAGAAACAGCATACGCATGTATGTTGCAAGAAAAATATGGGATGAGTGTTAAACAACTCGTCACAATCGTTGCTTGTGAAAACGGAGAGACCCAAGTTGTAGTGCTTCCTCCTAAGAAAGAATATTTTCTCACATTGATGAGCTACATCTCGGAGTATCAAGAACGGCATGGACAAGAAACAATTATTAGAGGATAGATTTATGACGTCTGCGAAGTTTTCGCAGGAGGTGGAGAAGATTGCATTACACAATCCAGAAATGAATTACATTGATTCGGTCATCCACTACTGTGAAGAAAATGAAATTGAACTAGATAGTGTAAATAAATTAATTAGTAAACCTTTAAAAGAAAAACTTCGTTACGAAGCACAACAACTAAACTTCATGAAAAAAACATCAAGAGCAAAATTAATGTTAGTATGACCTTCTTTCAATCGGATATTATTAAAGGTGACATCCAAGAGATGTTAGAGTTACAGCAGTTTTGTTTCAGATCTGCTATGAATTTTGTTCTTCTTGATAGAGATAGAAAGATGGAATACTTTGAAGCTCTAGAAAAATTAATAGACAAACAAAAAATATTCTATGCTCGTGCTAAACTAAGTGATGACCCTGAGGCTAAGTCCGTGGTTGACACAATGAAACAAGGTGTTATAATGTTAGGTGCTACTCCTAACACTACTATAGAAGAAATGTTCGATGAACTCGTGCAAAAAGTAGCGAGTATGAAAAAACAAACAGAGGCACAGGGTTGACGCCCGTTCCTGTGCCTGTTATTATGTTTCCGTGATAGGGCAATAAACCAAATCCAAATTAATCCAATTAAATCCTATGTCATTCGCAGATCTAAAGCGTAAATCTCAGAACAACTTCTCATACCTTCAAAAGGAATTAGAGAAGTCATCCAGCGGTAAGAACGTTGATGAAAGATTCTGGAAACCAGAGGTTGACGCTGCTGGTAACGGCTATGCCGTGATCCGATTCCTTCCTGCCACAGAAGGTGAAAGCATTCCTTGGGCAAAAGTGTACTCCCATGCCTTCCAAGGTGTTGGTGGATGGTACATTGAAAACTCTCTGACTACAATCAACGAGAAGGATCCCGTTGGTGAGGTCAACCGCCGTCTCTGGAACAGCGGTGCTGATGAAGACAAAGAGACTGCTCGTAAACAGAAGAGGAAACTCTCCTACTACAGCAACATCTATGTCGTGAAGGATCCAAAGCATCCAGAAAATGAAGGAAAGATATTCCTTTACAAGTATGGTAAGAAGATCCATGATAAGATCCTCGCTGCCATGCAACCTGAGTTCCAAGACGAGACTCCTGTCAATATCTTTGATCTTTGGGAAGGTGCTAACTTTAAGTTGAAGATTAAAAAAGTTGCAGGATACTGGAACTATGACAGTAGTGAGTTTGATAGTGTGTCTGCTCTTAGTGCAGATGATGATGAACTTGAAGCGATCTGGAAGAAAGAACACTCGCTAGAGGCATTCACTTCTAAGGATCAGTTCAAGTCTTATGACGAACTAGAAAAGAGATTGAATCTCGTTCTAGGTATAGGGCAACGTCCTGCTCCTCGTCCAGTTGATGAGTCTCTTGAAGACTTAAGCGAAGGTCTTGGATATGATCACACTGCTGATCGTTTCAATGAAAAAGCAACAGCTCCTTCTCCTGTAAAGAGTGAAGCAGTTGTTGATGATGACGATGCGTTGTCATACTTCGCAAAACTTGCTGAAGAATAAGCACACAAATCCGATTATTCAATTCCATAAAACTGCAAAAAAAATTCGGGCAAATTTTTGCCCGAAAAAGTCAACCAGTTTTCTTAAGACGCTGACTAATATAGTTGGCGTCTTTTTTATATAAATTCTTTTTCCTAAAGTCATCTACAAATGATTGGAAGAAAGCAGGTTTGAGTAAATATATTTCTCTCTTCTTTTCATTCTCTCTGTAAAAATGTTCTGCAACATTAACAGGACCACAAATCTCACTACCATTCTTTATTGATACTGCACCATCTATATTAACTTTGTGTTGTGCATTGTAAAATGCTTCGTCAACACGTAGACCAGCAGCAAACTGACCAATCTTTATTGTTTCATAGTGATGAATCTCATTGTATGCATCATCATATTCTGACTCTAACACCTTACTAATCTCATAGTTAGTCATTGGCCAGTCATACTGTGCGTTGACCATGTTATTTGTCAATAGAATTACCCAATCATAAAATGGATCCCCGTATGCTTTCTTTGCTAGACTGTCAGGACGTTCTCCATCTACAATTCCATACTTACTAAAGAAAACAGCATATGAAAAGATGTCATCATTTAATTTGTATCTACGAAAGAAATTTTTTGCAGTTACAAAGTCTGACTCTGAGAAAGGATAACTGATTGGTTTCTCATCATACTCTATGTTTGGTAGTAATGAAAAATACATTAGAAACCTCTTTTTTTAACGTCTTCTGAGAATACAAGTTTTGTTTCCATAAAACTGAGCTTTAATTCTGTTGCCACTGGCATGTTGTTGTTAATTGTTGCATAAACATTGTCAGGAGTGTAGTTCACATTAACATCTGTGATAGCACACATTTTATATCTAGGAAGAAATCTGTTTCTATTAGAACCTCTCATGAAGTTAACAGAACACAATTTTGGAACTCCAATGAATCCAGCTTGTAGTCCCTTGTTTTTTTGTCCAAAAACTTTAACATCCTCACCTAGATTATACTGAGGTAGCATTGCCATTTTAAATATTTTTATGATAGATTCTATTCTTAAAGAATCTTGGTCATCAAATGGTACTAACTTAAATGTGAGATCAAAAGTTCTTAGTTCCATGCTTTGAAACAAGACTTCTACATTAGGATTTCTTGCTACTCCAGAGATACCAGTAAACAAATCATTAGCACTTATTTGATCTCCTGTTATTTTTTGAGCAAGACCAGTAACAATTTTAGCAGCTGCTTCTACTTGACCTTTCTTAACAAGTTGGTTTGTCATATTTTTAGCAGCTTCTTGTAGTTTGCCAGGAGCACCACCCTCTTGACCAGCAGCTGCCAACATTCCAGTGGTCATAGCTCCAAACTTTTTACCTTGCCATTTTGCAGAAAAAGCATCTTGGATATCTTGTGGCATGTACAAAAGAATCTGACTATACGCCTTGTCTTTAAAAAATTCATTTGCGTATCCAGTGGCATTATATTGCTTTAAAGTTTGATTAACTACATCTTGTGACGCAGTTGTTTTATTTTGAAATGGTGGTTTGTAATCATAAAAATCAAACATTACAAAGTCTTCACCCTCATCAATTAACATATCATGAGGAAATCTAACAGAACCTCCAGTATTAATACCTGGACCAGCTGAACCCTGTACGTCGGTAGTGATTGAACTTCCTGTTTCTAAAACAGGATTGTAATCAGGACCGTAAAGATCTTTACCTTTATTGTATTCTTTCTTTAAGTTGCTGAGTGTTGTTTCATTTGTTACTTCCTGATATTTCCATCCATCTTTATCCCAACCACTCTTATCTACGTGAATATAATAATACTTTCCTTCTTTAGCATCCCAATAGTATGATTCTGTACCCCAAAAATTTCCTCCAAGAAATTCTTTTGTGTGCTCTGGTACTTGGACTTTTTCAATTTTAATACCCATTAGGTAGCCATCTCCCTAGATTGTGTAGTGCCATAACCTCGGACAATTCTTTGTCCTCTGATTTTATCGTAGAAGGTCTCATTGGTTTCTTTCCAGACATCTTCTTTTTTAATGGAAAATGACAAACCATTAATTTCTTTCACAAAATCTTCTGTAGGAAGAAGGATAGCAGTATCCCATTCACTTGCAGCTAGATCTAATAACAAACCTTCAACATGAGGCTGTAGGTATTTATGAAAGCACTTCTTAGGAAAGTCAATTCTACCTTGCATTAATTTTTTTGTAGCTTGAATTCTTTTCTTTGGTTTCAAGTAATGTAGGTTAAGTCCCCAGAATTCATTTCTACTTGACTTTAGGACATATACAAGTGGAAACTTATCAAAGTAAGGCAAATGCTTCATCTTTGCCTTGTATTCAAACATGTACATGTGACCTTGCACAGTATATCTACGAAGTTCATTGGCATCTTGGTCTTCTACAGCACCAATATTGTCACTTTTTTCTTTTAAGATATACTTATTAAAATTTTTCTTATATGAACTAGCTTCTGCCTTTACTGCAGAACGATACCACGCTAGTGATTTCTTTTCTCCTGCAGTTTTAGCACTAATTTTTTCAAATAGTGTCGTTGCCATTGTTTCATACTCCTAAATGATCCTCGGTTAGTATTAAGAAATTCATCTGCCTATCTTCACAATACTCACGAGCAGCAGACCATTTAGTTTGGTTCTTTGCGTATGTTAATGCTTCATTACGATACTTGGCAGTCTTTTTGTTTTTAACATTCGGTGGTTGTGTTTGCTTTTTGGGTTTTACTTCAATTATATACTTCGTGATCTTACCAGACTTTTCACGAACTTTAATCCAAAAATCTGGATAATATCTTCTTATTTTACCATCAGGTGCTCTGTATGGTATGATAATCTCTTCACTACCCCACTGTAATATAGATGGGTTGTTATCACAGAACACCATGAACTTCCGTTCCCAAAGTGACCTGTATATAACATTTGTCGGGTTGCCACGATACTTCTGAGGATGTATTGGTTTATAAATCCCAGAATATGCCATAAATATAGTTGTCCCAACATAGGTATTTAGCGTGTCAATGCCAGGTGGTATTAATTCTTTTCTTTCAACCATTGCTAGACATGGTGGTTTGTCATCGTCTAATAACTTTGAGGTGCAGTTAAAAATGCGTGATGATGCCACAAAATTTAAAGAACATATTATCGGTAGGTTATTTGGTAGTGAAAATGGTAGCGGTGGTATGGATGAATATTTTAAATTTATGTGTAATGAAGCACAACTTCCAGACGTTAATTCTGCTACTGGTCAAATAAATGGATTGTATCTAGGTATTGGTGCTAATGACTACCCACATACTAGGATTTTTACAGAAATTGGTTTATCTTTTTTATTAGATGCTGATTTAACAGCACTTAAATTTTTCAACGCTTATCATGCGTTTATATTTGGTGATTATTGGGATTATGAAGATTCAAAAGGATCAGTAGTTGAAAGTGCAGACACTTTTATGGATGGTAATTCTCTTAGACCAGCAAATAGAACTAATAGATTAGCATATGCAAATGATTATGTTTGTGACATCTATATTACTAACACTGAACAAGGTCCTTTACATGCAACACAAAGAAAACCTTTAACATATGTTTTAGAAAGAGCATATCCATATTCCATTGACGCTGTTCCTTTACAGTATGGTCCTACACAACTTTCCAGTGTAAATGTAAATTTTAAATACGAAAGATTTTATACGGTCGAAAGAAGCACTGGTGGTATTAATGATGATATAGGAGGACTTGATGTAGCAATTAATCAGTCTATTATTAGTTCTATCAAACCACCTCCTCCAAAAGTATTCAATGATATTCAGAACGATATTCAGACTGCATAGCAAAATTGACTTTCTAATTCTGTAAAAGCGGGAAAATTTTTTCCGCTATTTTTTTGTCTGAAAAGTCCGCTAAATATAAATATGACCTTGGAGTAAATATAATGGCATTACCACAAGTTGCTTTACCAACGTATGAGTTGACAGTTCCCTCAACTGGTAAAAAACTAAAATTTCGTCCATTTGTTGTAAAAGAAGAAAAACTACTGTTATTAGCACTAGAATCAAAGGATGAGAAAAATATTGAAGACGCTGTAAAACAACTATTGAAAGGTTGTATACAAAGTCGAGTGAAAATTGATGATTTACCTATTTTTGACCTAGAATTCATTTTTCTTCAAATTAGAGCAGTGTCTGTTGGTGAAATCATCGAAATGAACGTAACTTGCAAAGATGATAATGAGACAAAAGTTAAGTACAATTTAAATCTAGCAGAAGTTAAGGTAAATTTCCCAGAAGGACATTCTAAAAAAATTGAACTTTCTAAAAAAATGGGTATTGTGATGAAATATCCTTCTATGAAGGAGTTTATCAAAACTTCAATTATTGGTTCCGCTTTAGATGCTGATAATGTATTAGAAGTTATTGCTGGTTGTATTGATCAAATTTACGATGGTGAAGAGGTATATGATAGTTCTACTACCACAAAGAAAGAATTTACTGAATTTGTAGAAAATTTAACCAATGCTCAATTTGAAGAATTACAAAAATTCTTTGAAACAGCTCCATCACTGTCTCATACGTTTTCAGTAACAAATCCGAATACTGGAAAAGAATCAGAGTTCA